AACCTGCGCACCGATGCTGGCGGCCGCCCAGCCGGCCCGTAGCTCGGCCTGCTGCTTCTCGACCGCCGCCTTGTCCTCGGACGACAGCGCCTGCCGGCGTGCCTTGGGTGCGTGCTGTTCCTCGCGGCGTGCCGCCTCTTCCTGGCGTGGCGTGTGGTCTTCGTGCGCCGTGCGCGCTGCCGGTCCTACGCCTGGCGCGCGGCGGTCGTCGTCGTTCTTCTTGTCAGCCATGGGAAGTCTCCCTGTAGGGAAAGGAGGAGGCCCTTCCGAGCCTCCTGTTGTCCGTTACGCGTCGGGTTCTGCCGCGCTCCAGATGGTCACGATCCCGTTGTCGACAGGTTTCGTCTGGTCAACGGTGGGATCAACGCCGAAGCGTAGTTTCGACACGCCCCGGATTTCCTGCACGCCAACGCCCGAGAAGAACCCGTAATCACGCTCGTTCGTAATTGCCTTCGTCCGCTGCGCCCATGCGATACCGATGGCCTGCGCACCGCAGAGGTAGCTCGCCGCAGCATCCACCGTGGCGCCTGCACCCACATCGGGCACGACAGGCAACTCGGGGATTTCCCTGATGATAAGCCCGTTCCACAAGATATCCCCTGCTGTGAACAGCGGATTATCGCGGCCACGGTCCCACGCGTATTGCAGCGAGTTGACGATGGTCGGGTCTTGCATGAGGTCGCGGAACGGCAGGGACGGCACGAACACCACGTACCACTCCTCGTCGCCGCTCACCCGGATTGGCCTGATCTTGGGGTTCGCAGTCCTGGCAATTCTCTTCGCCAAGGTGAGTTGCGCGGCGGTGAGCTTGTCGGCGGTGTTGTCGATCGTGGTCAGAGCGGTCGCATACACGTTGCTGACGGCGTTGCTCTTGGTGGCACCGAACAAGACCCTGTCCGCATTGTTGGTGAGCCACGTATTGCGCTGTGCTGCTGAGGCTGCAGCGTAGGTAAGCTGCACATCGCCGTCAGCCGTAATGGCACCGAGTGACGTGATGATGTCCGCGCGCAACTTGTTGGCGGCCCAGTTCTTCAGCACCTGGCGACCGGCCTGCAGCAGATCGATGACGCTCTTCTGCTCGTCCCACTGGCTTACGGCGACCGCATGGCGGATGACGGACACCGCCACCTTGAGCGAACGGGCGTTGAGGATTTCCTCATTGCCCTCCAAAACGGTATTTCCGGTAACGCCAGCGCCCACCAGGTTGCGGACGGTGGGGAATACGACGCTGTCGCCGGGCTTACGCGTCAGGTCGGTTTGCAATTGTATCATCGCGTCCATAGAAGTCCCGAAGTATGGACTAAATTGGTTTTCGCGGAGATACTCGACCCAGAAGTCTGACGACCATTGTATTGGTGTCAATCCGGGTCTAGCGGCAGTTACATTCATGTCGGCCACGGCCGGACACTCCTATATTGGGTTTGATCTGCTCCTTTCGTTGATCGCGCCCGTTAATGCTCGGCGGCAGCCTGTTTCGCCCGGTGAAGCCCGGCGGCGGCTATGTCGGCACGGTGGCGCCCGTTAACCCCGGCGGCGGGTATGCAGAACGCTAGAAGCGTGGCCCGACTGTGCCGTTGCTGCGCTTCCGGTTCTGAATGCTGGAAACCACGTCATCGAGGCTCGGCTCGCCGGTCCATCCTGGCGTGGTGCGTCCTGCGACGCTGCGTGCTGTGGCGAGGGACGGCTGCATGCCGGCGGCGGGTGAGACAGGTGCGGGTTGCGACCGCGCCTCTGCCTCCCACTTCGCCCGTGCCTCTGCCTCGACCTTCGCGCGGAACTGTGCCGGATCGTCGCCGATCTCGGCCATCGCACGATGCTTCTCGACCTGCTGCTGCATCCAGCGATACGGGTGCGGCTGGCTGTACATCTTCTGAAACAGCGTCTGGTCGGCCTCGGCCATCCGCTTGAACTCAGCCTGCAGAGCACTCACCGTCTCGTCGCCCAGCTTATCGCGCAGCATCCACTCGCTGTAATTCAGGTTCTGGTTGATCTGACGCTCCATCTCCACCTGATGGGCGTATTGCTGATAGCCCTGTGGGTCGGTGTTCGGATCGGGCGGCGGTGCGCGGTAGACCGGTTGCGGCGGTGGCTGCTGCGGACGCTGCGCCTCCTCCAGTTGCCGACGCAGTGCATCGCGCTCGCCCTCGGCGCGGGCGGCCTTCTCCTTCCAGTCCTGGCGCTTGCGGCGCTCGTCCTCGTAGGCACGGCGCGGGATGACGGGTTCACCCTCCAATGCGGTAGGCGGGTCTCCGTCATCCTCAGTGGGTTCTGGGGCGGCCTTGGCTGCCGGCTCGGCCTTGGGTTCCGGCTTTGGCTCTGGAGCCGCTGGCGATGCCTCTGTGGGCGGCGTAGGGGGTGGTGGAGGCGTGTTGTCGCCTGCCTCGGATGCGAGGAATGCGTCGAGTTCTGTAGCCATGATGTCCTCGGGGTTAGCGCGCGGTGGGCGCTGCTGGTCGCGGTATTGGCGTGCGCGCCAGGCGATCGGCCTGGATCATAGTGTTGAGCGTGGCATGCTGTGTCTGTGGAATCTTGGCTGCCGTCAGTGCGGTGGACGCCTGCTTGTTACGGATGTCAGCGTGCGTCTTGGCGAGTTCCGCCATCTGCTGGGCGTATGCCATCTCGGGTGATGGTTGTGTGGGGTCTATGGGCGGCGACTGCGGCTGTGCGGCGTTGTCCGCCGTGTATGGCTGGCCGTAGGGCGGCGCACTGTATTCGGCGTGCATGCCGTGAACACCGCGCACGCTGTTGATCTTGCGCTCCTGCGCGAGTGCCATGTCGGCCTGCGCCTTCGCCTGCTTGCCCTGGATGTCGGCGGCCTTGTCGGCGGTGGCGATCTGCTCCGCCTTCTGCTGCTTCTCGGCGCCGGCCTTCTGGTGCTCCTTAAGCCGCTCCAGCAGCATCTCCTTGTCGCGCAGCCCGCTCGCCGCAATAAGCACCTCGGGCGGGATAAGGCCGGGCTGCATACCGGCGAGCTGCACCAGTGTCTGAAACTGCTCATTCTGGATGCTGGGCACGTCGATGCCCTCGGCAATCGAGATATCGACATCCAGCGACGTGATGTCGTTCTCGACCTTGATGACCTGATAGAGCCGAGGATCGCCGGGCACGAGCTGCATGCGCTGAGCGGTCATGGCGCGCTTCTCGTCGTCCATCTCGGCCAGCATGTCGATCACGCGGACCGGCTGGTTGATGCCGACATACCGCACGTCGTTCAACTCGTCGGTGACGCGCACCCACTTGCCGCCAGACCAGAACTCGCGCGCGGCCATCCACGCCATTTCATAGACGCGCCGGCTCCACATGCGCAGCGCATCGGCGAGCGGCTCGTTGGCGGCCTGCCCACCGGCCTGCTGTGCCAGGATCGCGCGACCGGACAGCTCACGCGGATCGGTGCCGCCCATCGCTGCGTTCGGCCCGGCAAGCTGCATCTCGGCGGTCGCATGCTGCAGCAACTGGAACTGCCCAGTCGCCAGTTCGGCGCCCGACTCGATCTCGAACTTCAACCCCGGCATGATCTCGACGTAGCCGTCCGGCTTGGCGACCTCGCGCCTAGCCTTGTCAACGTCCTGCACCGCGCCCTGCTCGGCGATCACCTGGCGCACGGACAGCAGGTGCAATGCCTTGCTGCGGCGCTTGTTAATCTCATCCTGCAGCGAGATCAGCATACGGATCATGCCGTATCTGCCGTTCTCGCGGTTGATGTAGCTGGATTGCAGCAGCAACCCGCACGCACTCTTGCCGCGCCGGTCCTTCATCTTGGACTTCTGCGGTGCGGCCAGCATGCCGTGTTTCGTGTATGTCGCCTGATACCAGACGCCACGCTCTAGCCAATGGCATTGGACAAGGCGCACACGGCGGCGGTTGTTGTCAGTCCAGAAGGCTGTTTCCGGCCGGTCGTTGTAGTGGAAATCGACGGTGCTGAAGCTGTCCTCGATGACATCCAGCGCATCTGGATACATCTCCTCCAACTGGTCGCGGTCGACCCAGATCACGATGCCTTTGTAGCGGGCATCGGAGAAGTCGAACGATCGGCTGTGCGGGTCATACCAGACACGGTCCCACGGAACGTGCGTGATGGTGACGTTGGCGCCACCGTTGCCGTCGTCCTCCAGGCCGACCTCAGCCCCGCCGGCTCCCTCCACCAGCATGTTCTCATAGACGCTGCTGCGGATCATGCTGAAATTGTTGTCGTCGGCGATGAACCTCAAAGCCTGCGTGGCAGCGTCGGCGAGGTCTTCCTCTTGAGGCGTTCTGGCATACGCCTTGGGATCAGTGCGCGCCTTGCGCTCGATGCCGCACAGTAGCTGGATTTTCTCGATGCACTTGTTGATGACGATGGCGGGTTGGCCGCGCTTCTTCAGTTCGGCCAGTTCCTCCTTGGTCCACTGGGCGCCATCCACATAATCACGGTCGCGCTGCGCCAGGGTGATCTCGTCCTGCCGCGCCATCTCCGACTCTTCGAACCACCTAACCAGTTCGTCGTGCAGCTCATCGAGGTCGCGCGGATACTCAGCCTCGGCCTCGATGGTGCGGCCGTAGCGTTCTGGGTCGTCCTGCGGATTGGTGGGGCGATAGAGGGCTAGATCACTCATGTCCTGTAATCACGCAATGGGCCTAGTAGCTGTTCGTTGATCAGCCGCCCTGCGCCGCCCGGCTTCATCTCATTCGGGTCGTATGGGCTGACGCCCATCAGCGGCCGATGAACGAACGCGTCGGCTGGCGATGCGGGTGACAACGGCAGCGCCCGTGGGTCGGACGGAGACTGCGGAATGCGTCTGTGCGTCTGCTCCTGCTCGATCAGGTCCGCGAGTTGCTTCGCTGTCAGCAGCGGCGCGTTGTCGTTGAACCAACCATCGAGCGATGTAGCGCCTTCCGGATCACCTCCTGGGGCACCGATCAGCCGCAACGCCTGAGCCAACGCATTGCGCTGCTGCGCCTGATAGGCACCGAGCATGCCCGGCTGCATCAGCGCGTTCTGCGGATCGAGGGGTGGGATGATGGCAAGGGCGTCGCTCATGCGCTAAATATCCGCCTCCCGAGGCTCCAGTTTCGAGCGCAGCCACCAGTCCACATCATCACGCGGCGTGGCATCGAAACCGCGTCGGAAGTCGTCCACGGTCATGTTCGGGATCGGCCCCGGTCGTTCATTCGCTATCGGTGGGCGGCCCCTGTCGTAAGGCGCCAGCGGCGGGTATGGCGATTGCTCGGGAAACAGGGGGCCATCGTGGTAACCGCCGGTTGCCGCGATATAGAGGCGGCGGATTATGTCGGCCATTCTTGCATCTGAAACCAATGGCCCCAGTTGATTCTGTTGTGGTTCAGCGGTGACGACACCGGGCCGCATCAGTGCGTTCTGTCCGCCACCGATCCGCTCGACGCCATAGTTATGCCGCGCCGGGTTCGCCTCCTCTGGCGTGACGTGCGGCATGGCATTGCCAGGGTCCGCATACGGGTCCACCG